CTCATCAGATGTCTCCTTCTTTACGGTTTTCAGAATGGAATACACGGAACACACCTTCTGGATACCGTGCAGTTAGCTTTTCTACGTTGGTCTCAAGAACCTCTTCGATACTAGTACCAAGAGCAATACAGCCTTGTGCAATATACCACATTACGTCTCCCATTTCTTTAATCATATGAATACGAGACTGTTCATTGTATGGTTTGCCTTGGAAAGCAATCTTTTTAACTACTTCTGCGAATTCTCCGCCCTCTGCAGTCAATCCAATCGCAGCAGTTAAAAGTCGGTTCAAGTCAACACCAACAGCGTTTACGTTGTCTTCAGGCATCTTGCGTTCAAGTTCATTAACCCGAGCAACGAACTCTTCTGGGTTGCTAGATGCAATACTAGTAGTATCACCTACAAACTCTTGATATGCGTCTAGGCTAATTAGTTTCTTTGTCATACTTTGAATCCTTCAAATGTGCGTTGTGATTTTTTAAACTTGGAATCATGCTCATCATCTTGACCTGAGTTGATCAAAGTTTTCTGAGCACTGTCCTCAACATTATACAGCTTCATCTTGGCTCTGTCAATACCCACGACGAATCTCTTGTGGGTCGTGGGGTCATTGTAACGATTCTTGAGCTGCTTAATCATGATTTGATTAAGGTTTTCAAGCTCTTCCGTACTGATGAGTGCAAACATAAAGTCTGCAGTAGCAGGAAGACCAAAACTTTCAGATGTATCAGTAAGTTCTACATCAGAGTTACCATAACCTTGACGAGTCGTTTGTGTTGCAGATACAATTGGAACATTACATTCTACAGCAAGTCCACGAAGTTCTTCTGCAATTGCTTTAACATAGGTATATGAATTTACAAGTGAACCTTTATACCTAGATGAAGCACAGATGTTTAGATAATCAATAAAAATAATATCTGGCCGAAATCCTTTCTTCAGAGCAAGATCATTTAGAAGTGATTTAAAATGTCCTACGTGTGCAGATGCAGTCGGATATTCTTTAATGATTAATTTACCTCGTGTCTTTTCAGACAACTTAAATAACTTACTCTCATAAGTACTCTTTGGCAAATTAGTAATATCTTGAATATTGACATTCAAGAGATTTGCATCAATTCTTTCAGCAATCCTTTCCTCTGCCATTTCAAGTGTAATGTAGAGAACATTGCTCCCTTGCAGGAGGATGGAGCTAGCCATGTGGCACATGAATAAACTTTTGCCGACACCCGTACCAGCAAGAGCGATATTGAGAGTCTTGTTAGGGAGACCACCTTTGGTAATTTTGTTGAATAGATCGAGATCAAATGGGATTTTGTCTTCTTTTTTGTGGTAGAAATCATATCGAGAATCAGAGTCTGAAATATAGTCATGACCAATGTGGTCATCAAAAGAAACGGAAAGTGCGTCGGAAAGGATCGAAGGAATAGAATCTTTACTTCGTGTTTTATCCTTTCCATCTGCAATTTTAACAGAGTCAAGAAGAGCCAAATAAATGGCTCTATCCTTGCACCATTTTTCGGTAGTATCTAGTAACCATTGTTCATCAAACTTTTCTTCCTTCAAATCAGTAACTAGGTTAATTGATTTCTGGAATGCATCATCAGAGATGTCCTTACGGTTTTCAATTTCAATTTTTAAAACTGCCTTAGAGGGCACTGCATCATACTTAGTAACATAATTATGAATCTCCTGGAATACAATTTTGTCTACAAGAGATTCAAAGTATGTTTCTTTAATGAAAGGAATTACCTTTCGTGTATACTTTTCATCATAAATTAAGTTTGATAGAATTTTAGATTCAATACTATCCATCAATCACTTTCTCCATCAAAGGTTTCCACCGCACCATAACTATACTCCTTTTTAGCACATTCGTCAAGTGCTTCCATCACTTGGGGGGTGAAGAACCTCTCAGGATCTGAAAGAATTTGTTTAGCATAATGCTTGCCGCCATCAATTTCATAACGTCCACCAGACTTAACGAAAACTCCGTACTTCTCACCCAGTTCCAATAGTCCATAGTACTTGTCAAGTCCACGTTCATCATAGAATAACCTCGTTTCAATCAGTGAATTTTCTTTCGTGAACCTAGACTTAAATGCTTTACATTTGATAATGTTACCTACTACTTCTGTTCCATCTTTCTCCTTTGATTTGGATAGGTAGATGATTGTAGATGCAGCATACTTAAGACCAGATCCACCACCCATTTCTTTGGTTGGCATATAGGATCCAATAACATCATAGGTGTGATTTGTGACAATCATAGGAATGCCTGCAGTGCCCAGTTTGAGGGATAGGATTCGGAACACGGACTTGATGACCTGAGAACGGGTCATGTCCCTGGTCTCCTTGCCTGCAGAGGCATCCTCGATCTCCTTGGTGGTGGCAAGCATCCCCAGGGAGTCTAGCACAAACATCAGGGGTGGGCGCTCATCCTTTTTAAGTTTCATGTACTCATCGACAACCTTAATTGATTGAGTACGAAACTCCTGAACTGTAGACACTGGAACCAGACCAACACGCTTGGCATCAATGCCACGGCTGGTCATCATATCCTTGGTAATTGCAGACTCAGTTTCAAAATAAATTACTTCTCCAGTAGGATTTTGTTGAAGGAAGAATTTAACGATTGAGAGAGCAAAGAAAGTTTTTCCAGTAGATGACTCACCAGCGAGAGCTGTAATCTTGTTGTTAGGTAGCCCCCCAAAAATACTGCCACTAAGGAGAGCATTAAAGATATAACTCCCAGTGTCAACAAAGCCCCCACAATCTCCTGCGGCGACTCCATCCTCGACGATTCCTGCATACTCGTTATCTAACTCTTTGATAACACTATTTAAGAAACTCATGATTAACTCCTAATAATAATTTACAAAAATGCTTCTAGTGTTCCTCGTCTTTCAGAAACCCAGCCAATAGAATTTAGCACAGAAATGAGTGGTTCCAGAAAGCTCTTGGAAAACTGCATATCAAAGTCAATATACTTATGCACATTAAACTCTGAAGGCAGTGTTTGAAAATATGATATCACATTTTCTTGAATTGGGTTAGGAGTTTTCAAGTATACAAACTTGATCTTTTCTCCTTCCTGAATGTATGGATACTTATTGGCAATCTTTAATTTTTTAACAAGATGATTGTATAGAATTGCTCCTCTAACTTGGATAGGAGTTCTCTTCTCATACAGTGTAGATGATCCCTTGTATTTGTTGAGGTTGTTCAAACTACGAGGGAATGATATGTCTACAATATCTTGTTTTCGTGTTTCCATCTTAACCTTATTGATGAAATCAATCAGAACATCATTATCCTTCATCAGAATGATTTCAAATGCTTTAGTCAATTTATCCCTAAAGTATGATGGAGTAGATGATCGTGCAGTTTCAAGACCCATGATTTTCATCTTGGGTTTCTCGTATCTTACACCCTCTGAGTCCCATACGTTGAGAATGTAACGTTTCTTTGCAGTCCAGATTCCTTTGTCTGCAATGTTCTCACGTTTCATCTTCATCTTTTGGGAATATGCATTTACATAATCCGCCAGTTCTTGGTAAGAACTTTCAATATAAGGCTCAAGTTCCACCGTACAGATCTTATCAATGAAATTGACAATTTTTTCAGTAGTCGTTTCTCTTCCTTTGAATATATGAGAGACCAAAGGACCCATATTGAGATAGATGGAATCAGTATCTGAAGCAATAACATAATCTTCATTATCTGTCTTGAGAATTTTATTTAGATACCCATTCATCTTGTTTTCAATCCAGCGAATTGAAAGCTGTCCAGAAAGAGTAATAGCTTCTGCATTAGTAATTAGAAAATACCTGAAGTATTCATTTCCGATGGCACCATATGCAGAGTTAAGTTGAATCTTACGTGCCATCTGAATGTTATTACAGCGAGCAATCTCTTTCTTCAACTCTGTTGTTGGAGTCTTTTCATATTGCTGTTTAGCAGCAAGCATCTTCTTTTTGTAGATGGTTCGGTCTTCATAGATCTTCTCCATCAGTTTGGGAAGAAACCCTTGCTCATGAGTATCAAACATTGCTCCGTTGGCACATACCGTAGAACATTCTAGTG